AAGAGGGGTTCATATACAAATGAATCCCCTCTTGAATACCTGGTATCAACCACTCGTTTAAATTTTTACAATTATCCCAATTAACAGGTTGAATACAATTCATCACTACCACAGACCAAAATGCGGCAACATAATTCAAAAAGGTTGTCATAATTCTTGTTTCCAAACTAATTGATAAGCCATCTTATCTCTAAGATTATTAATACGACTTTCATCAAAGTGTGCAAAGTTTGGGTATTTTTCTACCTTTTTGTAGTAATGTAACGCATTAAGGATAATTGTATAATCCTCCATGGTCAAATCAAACTTCACAATTTACCACCAACAAATCCACTATTTACAACTCTAGTGTATAGATGAAGTGTTCCTTCTTGTTCACATTTAAGATACCATCGAGTCATTTCAATCACTTTTTCCTTTGTGAGTGCAAACAAAAAATCTTTTCCAGTATTCTTTCTGACACTCTTCCACATAAAACGGGTTTCTTCAACATAGAATGAATCATCAATCCATTCTACTTCTGCAATTTCTGGATGTTCATTTGCTGATTCTCTTGCTTGTGCCTCATCGAGCATTTCTTCATGTGTCACTTAAACATTCCTCTATCTTTCATAAACTGTAATGTCTCTTTCATATTTCCAAGGTGAGTATAACCCAATGCAACTTGAGGATATGTTGCATCTTTTCCGAATTCAGATTCAAACGCTCTTTGTGTGAAATGATTGTTGAGTTGATACTCCAATATATCAAGTTGTAATGTTTTTAGGAGAGCTGTCATTCTCTCACACTCTTGATTACCGTTGGTGTAAATAACTGCTTTAATCACGTTGCCTCCAGTCATCGGGTTTGTCTTGTTTGAACCATTCTACAATTTCTTCAGCAGAATCAAACCCCGTTTTGTAATTGGATGGGTCGGGGTCTCCTAATCCCATCCTATTCATAAAATCATCAATTGTCCCCTCTTGAATATCTTGAGAGGATTGTCTCCTTGCTTTCTTCAACATCTCTCGGGCAGTTGTGTTAGCCTTAGATAACTTTTCCGCCCAGATCATGTCATCCAATTTTACCTCTTCACCGTTTGCTATACATTTACAAATAAACTCCAACCGAAGTCTGTACTGGGTAGATAGCATATCTATTTTATTCTTTTAGAGTCTTTATTCTTCAGGATTATCTTTTTTATTAAACCCAAATGATGCTTCTTTCTCTTCTAATGCTAATTTAAGAGCAACACCACCAACTGCTTCCATGACTTTCAAAATGTCTTCAGCCTTAGCGTCTTCACCAAGTTCTTTGGCAATATACCAATACTTTGGCCAGAATGTTTCACCAGCATTTTTATAGTCTTCAAGTGTAAGAATTTTCATAGTTTAGATAATACTTCTTTGTAAATGTTTTCTGCAATTGCTTTCATCATCAGTGGAGGAACCATACGACCAACACGTTCAGTTTGTTGTGAATGTGTACCAGTAAGAATGAAATCGTCAGGAAGTGATTGAATACGTTTGAGTTCTGGGACAGAAAGTACCCTGTCTTCATTCCAATGAATTAGACCACCACTTGCTGTTAAGGTAGGAGATGGTTTATAGAATGATGCCCTCTTCGTATTGAAACAATGTCCCTTTTCGTGATAGTCCATACCAGATAGAATCTTTTTAGGATCCTTTGGCATCTTACTGACAACCTTTTTATAGATACCACTCTTTGTCATGTGATCAATAAGAGACTGAATATTCTCAGGATCATTATCAACACCATCAATGATATCACCAATAGTAGTATCCTTTGTTGATGTAGGAGGGAAAAGAGAAGATACTGTTAGTACGTTCAATCCGATTTTATCTGCAATGTCCTGTCGAACAGCAATAAAAATAAGTCTTTCCCTTGCTTGACCAACACCATAGTGAGATGCTTTCATCACTTTAGAAGTGACAAGATAACCAATCTCTTCAAATGCATTGGTAATTTTAGCATAGTAAGTCTTTGCCTCACCAATTGTCAATCCCTTGACATTCTCTGCAACAATAACTTTTGGTTGAATACCTTTGGCAACACGGATGAATTCAAAGAATAAGTCTTCAATGTTCTCAACTTTCTTTCCATCAGAATAATTCTTCGTCTTACCCCACCCATCGGAGTGTTTAGAACCCTCACCACGACACATAGATCCTGCAACAGAGAATGCAGAACAAGGTGGTGACCCATCAAAGATATCTAGTTCACCAGGTTTTAATCCAGTGATCTTAAGAAAGTCACCACCTACAAGTTGTTTGATATCATCAGGAACAATAGGTGTTGAAGGATAGTTAGATGCATATGTCTTCCTTGCTTCTTCTACAAACTCATTAATACATAAAATCTTACCCCCTGCAAGACGGTATCCTGTGGAAGAACCACCACCTCCAGCAAAGGTTGAAATTACGGTAAACTTTGATTTAGCTTCACCGTCATAAACATCTTGTAACTTATATGGTAGTTTCATAAGGGTAGTATTCCTGATCCAGTTGATGCGTAGTCAGAGGCGAGATCCATGACTCTCTTCCTACCACGGTTATTTAGCATTTTATCATCCAATAGAGTTTCAAACAAGTGGTCAATATTAGAACCAAGTTGAAGATTAATATGGTCTTTTACATTTGTTATACGTGAGAACTCTTCTTTAAATGCATCTCTGACAATCTGTTTCTGTTTAGGCTGATTTAACTCAAACCAATCATACTTAAAGAAGAAGTCTCTGACATCATCATGATAGATGTATGGATGGACAAGTGTTATATTTTTCTCATTGGACAACTGTTTAATTTGAAGAAATCCAGTCACATTATGTGGTATGAAATAATTACGTCTGAATTGATCAAACTTTTCTTTCGGTTCTTTGAAGTGAAGAATTGCTTTCTTACTCACGCCATAATAACCATCAGCACCAATACCACTCAAGAGATACTTATTAGTGATTTCAGGAAAAACATAGAGAAAAGGAAAGGTACACTCAAAGTGCGTCTTCTTTCTACAATCATAGTCTTTCACCAGACGAAGAAAATCATCCTTTAGATTTGAAGTAGGAACAACAACTGTCTTACATTCCCACCCAAATTCTTTACTGACTTCTTCTGCTTTACATGCATCATAAGACTTATCATCCTCCAAATGAAAAGTATATGCAGTAATTTTTTTACCAAGCCGATGGGCAGCAAAACCCAGACTCAAACTATCTACACCTCCAGACAACAAAATCCCCACATCATCTGTAGGGACTTCATTTTCAATAATATTTACCAGAATCTGATCGATCATGCAATATCAGCTAGTTTATCAGTTGTTTCTTGACCATTTACTTGAGGAATGGCACCTACGATCTCAAATGGGAATTTGATTTGATAACCAGAGTCTTGATCGTCCACCTCGTAAATGACTTCACGAAGCATATTGTAGTTTCTTTCCCAAGTTTTGACAATATCCGAACGAGTTGTAACAACATCATTCATAGATTCACAGTTCTTGGTCAGGATAACATATCGGATAGCCTCTCCATGCATTTGGTAGTATTTCATTGCACGGATTACAGGGTCCATGGTAGAACGAGTTGACTGAGTACCAGAAATGTTCTCAACAATCTCGATTTCACAACCTCTAAGGAGGTGACGGAACTGACTTTCAACACTTTTCTTATCAAACTGTTTGATCTGCGAAGTGTTTACCTTTTTAAGAAATACACGTTTTGCAATGTTGTTCTTTGTCTTTTGAACAATGGAAGCGATATTGAACTGGTTCACAAAATTCTGAACGTCTGCTTCAGACTTAAAGTTGTCGATATTATTATCAACATGTACAGCGACTGCACGTTCAAAGTCTGCCGAAGAGATAGGTTTAGCAGGAACATGATCATTACTCTCAAGTCCTTTGGTCATGAGGAAATGGTCATAATCAAACGTACTAGGATCAGTAGGAGCGTAATAATTAAACTTTAGTTCTCTCCAACCCAGGTTAAGTGCAGCCATGAAGCGGTGAGTCCCGTCAACCATCAAAGGGATACCATTTGGTCCTTTGATTGCTGTGGGAAGAGGACACTCTTCAAGTACACCACGAGTTATGAAAGATTGTTCAATCTTTTTGACATTAAGAGGATCAGTATCACCAGCCCGGGCGAAGTTATGTAGGCTATCTTGGTCGAATGAATCAAGAAGGAGAGAAACTTTTCCTTGAAATTTAACGCCAGGATAGATAAAAATAGACATGATAAAAAAAGGGTTTACGAATAAACTAGTTCTCGTAAGAACATGAATATAGTATATCAATAAAAAAGGGACCTGTCAAGGCCCCTGTGTCAGTTTATTTAATGGCTATAACTCCAACAAACTG